ATGTCCTTAACTCCAAGAGAAAAAGTAATTCTAGGTTTTATTGTGATAGCTTGGTGAACTTGTCCCTTTTTAATATGTAATAAATCTCCTGTCTCTAATATAAACTTTTCTTTGTCTACAATGTACATTGTTTCTCCAAATAAGTTATATAATAAAACATCGTGTTCATCACTATGAGCACCTCCGGCGTTTCCCTGTAAAAAGGACACAAAAACATAACCATCTAATTTTACATTTTTTAATTCATAAGTTTTAACTATTTTTTCCATTAGGGGGAAAAAAAATTTATGACTATGTATATCTTCTACAGAAAAAGTATTTCTAAGTATTTGTTCATCTCTTACATTAGGGGTTTTTAAAAAACTATTATAATTGTTTTCTGACATTATTTCAAAAAAACTATTAAAGTCTAAAGCTAAACTATCAAAATTTTTAATAAATCTTTGAGGGGAATGCATTTAAAATTATTATTTTTTAGTCAATCCTTGCATAGAAACTTTAGTTACTTTAATTTCAAGGTCTTGTCTAAAATCATCCAAATTAGTATCAGTATTGGGATCAGCAACATCAGCATCAAAATCAGCTTTAGTATCATAAACTTTTCCTGTCCTTTTGTGCTTAATAATTTCTTTTGCAGTTGCTGGTATTTTAGGTAAATCACTCATTGTGTACGTCCTTGTCTATTATATTTTTTATTGTGTTGCAACTTCTTTTTTTTATTTGGACTTTTACAATGTCTTCTAGGTCTTTTCCTAGGTTGATCTCTTTCTACAAAATCTTTAAATTTTTTAGCCATTTTTTAAGTTTATATTAAAAGAAACTGAAATTCTAGCTTTTTCATCATTATGTGGTTCTACCATATGTTTTAAGTACGATGGAAAAAGAATAAGTAAATTTTCCTCTGGTTTTATAAAATATTCTGAATAAAAATCAGAATCTTTTTCAATATATTTCCACAAACTTGCAAAAACTTTTGTATCGTCATTTAAAAATTTTAAAGAACCTCCATTTGTTGAAGCGTTAACATAATAAACTCCTGAAAAATGACAATGATCATGTATATGAGTATTGTTAAAATCACCTTTGTTATTTTTGTTTATCCACAAATTACAAATTTCAATATATCTTGTATTTATTTTGTAGTGTTTAAACATTAATTTAGAAATTTTTTCTCCTAATAGTTTTATAATTTTTACATTTTTAATATCTTTAGTTTGAAAACCACCGTAATTAGTTCTAATTCTTCCGTTATTTGATTCTTCACTTATTCTAAGTTCATTAAGAATTTCTTTTTTCAAGTCTAAATCTTCAAATTTTTCCTCAACTATAGATTGCGTAAAGATTAAGTGTCTAGCCATTTTCCTGTGATCTATCTATCAGAGCATAGCTCACAACACCAGTAATTTCATTTGCTGTACCTGCTTGCATTGACAAAACATCACTTGCTTCCATTGCTAAAGTTTCTTCTACCATATTAGCTTGAGCTTTATTAAGTTCTTTGTAAGCTATTTTTACAGCTGAGCCACCAGACTTTGTTAACAAGGCGTGGGTATCCACATTACTTGCTGTATCATGGACTGCTTGTAAGTTCTTAACAAGTACAGTTGCATCTGCTGGGCACGTTAAAACTGTAGTAACGTTTGTTGTAGTTAAAGTAAATGTATCGCTTTTGTATCTAATCGTCATGATATAAACCAGTTAAAAGTATCTTGTTCATTTTTTAATTCTTGTTGATAAGAAGTGTTTAACTTATCTTGCATCGTTCGTAAAGACTGAGTTACTTGTCTTTGGTTTTCCTCTGTGTATTTAGGAGATGGTTCAGGAATTACTATATCTACTCTAGCCATTAATACCCACTATGTAAGCCACCAACTCCTGATGTTTGTCTTGATTGTCTAGAAGCAGGTGCAGAAGGTGTTGGAGATGAAGGTGCTTGTCCTCTTTCTCTATCTTGATTTGATACAGGTTGTGCGTCTAATCTTTGTTGTATTGCTTGTATCTGTGATTTATTTAATTCATTTTGCATTCTTCTCTGATTCATTTCGTAATTTTTTTCAGCTCTTTTTCGCGCTAATATATTTGACATATTCAAAGAGTTGCCAGTAAGGGCAGATCCTAAAGTTGCTATGCCTGCTACGTACGGGTTAGTACCCATAACAGATTTTAGTATATTACCTTTAATACCTTCTAAACCAATTTGTTTAATCATATATCTTTTTGCTTGATCTTCAATTACATTTTTTGCAATTTGTTTAAAGTCTGGTAATCTTGAAGGTGTCTCATTAACTAAACCCATAGGTGTTAAGTCTTGATTAACAAAACTAGGTTGATAATTTTCAAATCCTGGTTGTGCTTGTACTGCTGCAATACCAAAAGGATCTTGAGCTTGTGCTACATTGTTAGCATAATCTTGTAAAAATATTTCGTCCATTATCCTCTCATACCATCAAGTTGTACATCAGCTCTGAAAGTTCCAAATCTCCAATTTTGGTCTGTTGATGTGTTTGCAATTTTTAAACTAGCAAATCTAGCTCTAGCTCTGGTATCAACCTTTTGTGTAGTTCCGGTAACTGTAAAGGGTCCTAGTGGAGAAGAAGCTTCTGTATCACTTGGAAAGTCTCTTAATAAAATAGTTACTTGAGCATCACCTTGAATTAATTTAAAGTCTGGGACAAATCTTCTCATACTCATAAAAAATTCACCATTTGTTCCTTCAGGATTTAAACTAAAATCCCCTGATTCTATAAATGCAGGTATAGCAGTTTTTGAACCTGTTGTATCTACTTGATCTGTTCCAACTTCGTGAGCATAATAAATAGTCCCACCATTTAAATTTGTTACACCTTGAATTAAAGGGAAAGTTGGTGTTGTTGTTGAATTAAATTCAGTTGCATAAGGAACATCGTATAAATTGGCATCTACCCAAGTAGTTCTTGATAAAGAACCTGTTGTCCAAACACCGCTTTGAAAATTATAAGTTACACACCTGTCATTAAATGAGGATCCTGATTTAGGATAAAACCAAGTAAGCTCTTCATACAAATGATTAAGTCCTACATATACTGATTCACCATTTGAGTAATTTACGCCAAGGTTATCTCCTTTGTTAGTAAATACAAAATCTTCAACTTGACAAGGTAATGATTTGACTGTTCCGTCATAAACAAAGAATCCACCAGACTCGCCCATCCAATAAACAGCCCCATTAATATATTTAATTGAGTGTTGTCCTATTGCTCCACAATTAGAACCTACCTGCCTTATAGAAAAAGTAAAAGGAGGCCCTACAAACTGTATTACATACGCAGAATTATCAGTCAAAACAAGAGTGTAATCTTTACCTTTAACAGCTCCAACAATTTTAGTTCCTGAATCAAGTCTAAAAGTACCTGCTGTATTTACTGAAGTTGGTGTATAATCACTTATGTTTTCTTGGTCAGAAAATCTTATAAACATTTTATCTTGCGAACCACCACTTCCAATTGTAGTTTCAGTTCCCAACATCAATAAATGTCTATCTCTATCTGATACAAGAGACATTACTGAAGCGGTAGGTGCACCACTTACAACAGTTGCTCTTGTTGTTAATGCATTAGGGTTGGAGTTAATTGGATTCCATTGAAATGTTTTACCGTTTTTAATCGTAGCTATTAATCTTTCTCCAAAATTATCTAAAGACCAAGATGCAGGATCGATTGTCAAAGTTGAGGCTAAAGAAGCTTGTCCCCAACCAGTGTAGTATTCAACACCAGTCCCCGACGCATGAGCAGATCTTGTGCCCGCAACACCTCTCGTAATACCAGTTAAATCATTTGTAGATATACCAGTGTAAGAAATAAATTCTGTACCAACTTTTATTGTTCCTGACGTTGGAAATCCCGTTGTTGATACAAGTGTAATAGAAGTTCCAGATCCTCCGGTTCCTGCAGTATCATCTTGTAATAAACCATTTAAAGTTCCAACTACTTGTTGGCCTCCGCCCCATAGTCCAGTTCCCCAACCAAATCCGTAAGTAAATCCTAAAGCACCTGCGCTAATGTATGGATTGACTGTTGCAGATCCAGATCCGTTGACCGTTGTCCCTGCTGCGCTAGCCATGGTTATAGTAAACGAATCACTGTCTGGAACAGTAACTACTTGAAAGGTATTTGTTTCAAAATTACCAGCAGTATATCCAGCCCCTGTTGGAGGTGTCACAGAAGTAAACGTAAACAGATCTCCAGGTTGTAGTGTATGTGCTGCTTTATTTACAGTAACGGTAGCTGAAGTGTTTACAGTGCTAAATGTACAACCAGTTACAGCTGTGTCTAGAGGTGTTATATCGTAAAAAGCACCTTCATAATAAATAATTAAAACTTTGTTTGTGCCTATTGCAGCGTATCTTCTTCCATCTAAATCAGCCCATATAAATTGTTCTCTTGCTGCACCTACCAAAGATGCGTTAACAAGTTGCTCCCAACCACCTATCTTTTCAGGTAGTCCATATCTAAATCTTACAAAATCCCCATCGACCCACTTACCCTCAGCACCTGTTGCGGTTACTTGTTTATTAAATCCTGGAGCTATCTGTACTTTTGTTAGAGGCATTCTGTATTATACCCTACAGTCACTACTTTTTAAATAGTATCTCAACAAAAAATTGACTCTCATTTGTTGGTGTATTGTAAGTAATTTTTATATTATTATCAAATAATACAGCTCTATTTATACTACATGGAATTTTGTCTATGTTGTTTATGTCAACAAACCCATTAGATGAATTAATAAAATGTAATAAACAAAAAAAATCATCTTCTGTTTTATTAATATCCGCACCCTTAATTGTTTGTGTATCATTTTTTAAAAATAAAAAACAACTAGCATTTAATATATCATTTTTAATTTTTTCTTTATAAGGTTTTAATATATAAGAAAAGTTACTAACCATATTCCCATCTATTATTAGATCGTGTCTTAAATATATTTTATTTTGTAAGTACCAGGGAAAGTCTTTTTGTCTTAGTATTTCTCTTAAAAGAATATTTTTAGTATTATCTAAATAATTATTTTCACATTGATAAATCATTATTCAGTGTCAATTTCCCGTGATTCAGTATTCAGTTTTTTTGTTTCTTCATCAAAGTTTTCCTGCCAATCCATAAGCATTTTAAACATATTATTTGAAAAATGTTTAAAATTAGTAGGCTTAAAAATAATTTTTCCTCTTATAAATAAATTTATTCTTTCTTTCCAAGAAAATTTTATGTCACAAGAACCATCTTTATGTTGTACAAATTTCATGTCTTTGGTGCTCCATAACATTTTCTACCATCTTTATCAAAAGATTTGTAAGGTCCCTCTTTGTCTACGTAGTGTAAAAAACATTGAGAATGAAAATCTCCTTTAAATTTTTTTCTATAATGATTAAGTTCTCTACCTAAATAAATTACCGCATCTCCTGGTTCTGTTTCTACAGCTGTGTCTTCCATATATATTGGCCAACTTGGACCAAAATTATCAATATGAACAGTAACGCTAATTTCACAAGCCTCTCTATCTGTGTGGGGTGCTAGCTCACTTAAATATGTATACATTCTCCAAAATGAATAAGTTGGTAATAATTTTTTACCGGTTAATTCTTCCATATATTTTTGTTTGTTTAATAGCAAAGATTCCATTAGAGGATCTGCATAAAAAAAAGATTCAAAATCTACTTGGGTACAAAAGGTTGATGTCGGACCAAAATTATTTTTGTGTTTTATTTTGCAATACTCAGAAAATAAAGGTAATAAATTTTTATCTAAAAAACCTTTTATTTTTTTATATTTAAAATCTTTTCCTATGATGCCCATGCTACTACAGAGTATTTAACTCCCTCCTCTACAGGTACAAC